AAGCAGTGGGAGCAGCAGCAGAACGGCCCGCAATTGCATCGCTTACAGTGTTGATGTTCACGTTTTCGGGCATACCGCCACCAAAACCGAAACCACCTCTACGAGACAATGCCCACAAACCGAGCGCTGTGCCGGCTATGCCTAGACCTAATCCAGCCCCGGCTACACCTTTCGATGCAAAACGGTCGCGGTCATAATCGTAGTAGTCACGATCTCCGTGTACATACTCCTTCTCCTTGATTACTTCTTTTACTTCAGCTTCCATAAAAATATGTTATTTGTATGTTACAAGACAATGCAATAGCATTGCGATACAAATAACCTTATAATGGCTATGCTAACATATTGCTTATCTGCGAGTTCTCTGCGAGTTCTTTGCTAATTTCACTCGTACAGTTTTTTACACTCCATTTCTGTAATTTACACTCAAAATTATTGCGTATATGATTTATTGACTGTCTTTTAAGGTTGGTATGCCTCGATATTTCATCATCGGTAAGAAACTGGGCAAGAAAATAAACGAGGATATATCGAGCATCTACACACTCTTCTTTATTGCTAAAAATCAATGATGGCATTTCAATGCCTGTGTGTTTACGCACCATGGCATTTATCGTCTGGTATAAATCTTTTGTTTTCATATCTGTTATAAAACATAAAGTTATTAAAAACAATAGTCACAACCCGCTTGTTTAGTGAGGACTGAAAGCCCAAAACAGCATTGGATTGTGACTGTTGTCCCTTGTGGTTTACCAGACGTGGCAAGGGACGGGCTTTCTTTTATCTCTAAGCCCTCTAAAAGAGAGTATTTGTTAATGTACTGCGAGATGCTTCTACTCATCTCTAATAATCAATGAGTTAAATCATATTAACCTCCTTTCCTTGTTTTATAGATTATCCATGCTGCAATCATCAATAGCAACAATGTAGCCGACGCCCATATTACACCGGAAATCTGTTTAGGTACTGTTGTTTCATCTTTCTGCTTCTCCTGTTCCTGCCTATCGTTTTCCTGACTCCAGGAAGACGATGAGCTATCGGATTGCAAAGAAAAACTGTCTGCGGATATAACATTAGTTTCTTGCTCGATCTTATTGTTTTCTTCAGTATCGCCTTCAGCTAAAAGCGGATGCTTCCCTGTTTTAGAATCTATTGGCTTGCTAGTATCATAGAACCGCCAGTTTATCCTCCGATTAGTTGTAGAGTGAAAGAAGTTCGAAATATCCTGTATAGCAGTGAATCCCAAATCAATACTCTGTTTAGTACTATCCTCTCTTTGAACGAAAGTCTCTTTCATGACGGTAGATTTATGACTCCCACAGGAATAAAGCGACATCACAATTCCCATCACAAGCAAGGCAATAAAACCTATTATTGAGAGTCTAATCATTTCTTTAAGATTACTCATGAACATTTTCTTTTTATTAGTGTTACTATAAGGTTCATATAAACTCTTTTGAACGGCCTTCCGCTGTGATAGTACATTGCCGTTTTTTATAGCTCAAAGATGAAATCATTGATTCGATTTAACCACCCTCTTTTGAACTTGTTGTTAACCGGGCGCTTTCGACATATATCCTCAATGAAATCAAACCGAGCTATCTTGATAAGGTCAAACAATTCACGAGGATTACGTGAATTAACGGCAGCAATCGTTTTAGGGCCAACAATCCCATCCACAGTAACCCCAAGAAGCCTTTGCGGAATCTTGATTCCGTGAGCACCGGAAGCCCATACCCAGTCGACAAGGATATTCGCTAAAGGTTGATTCTGTATCAAATCAGCCTTCCACCTATCCCAGTAATGCGGCTTGAGTACCCGGTTAATGACATCCTCTCGAGTAAGCAAATGCAGGTCATCTACATCTATGTCACCGTCACCGTCCTTGTCATAGCCGCACGATTTCCATGCACCGATAGTCACTCCCATATTGGTAGCCCCACCCAAATCGTCAGGGTCATTTACGAAACCTCCCTCCCACTTTAGGATTAGAGGTGCCAGTTTTTCAACATTTGCCATATTATCTTTCGTTTAAATTGTGATAAAATTCTAATCTAATATTAGCATAAACTGATTCAATGTTTGTATAGGCACGCCCATTGTTAGAACCTTCTACATTGTATATTTCAGCCTCTACCACCTTTGCCACCTGATCAATCCATTTCCTGTCCGTATAATCAGACAATTTATTGCCATGATAGGTAAAGCAATCAAGTTTACTATTACGATCTTCGTGTATGTTCGTTAGCAAAGTCCGTATCTTCTTAATGGTATTCTCCTTATCTACTATATGATTCTCTTCTCTTATCTTCTTTATAATACGACACACCCTTTCTACCGAAAGATCAAAAAGAAGATTAGATAGAGTTTTAACTCTTAACTGTGTTTCCGGTTGTAATCCTTCGGCTATACGTGTCATTATGTGGTTATTTTCAATCATTTGCCTTTTTAATTCCTGCCAATTTGCTCCCTGGGCTGATAATATACCGTTAATAATACTCATAAACCACCGAAAGCAAGCAATCCACATTAAAGCGGATAATACAAGAAAAAAGCCTGCCGTGATAGCCATCATTCCAAACTCACTAATACCCCTTCCCGTCTGAAGAGCCGCATTTACAACTTCCGTATCCATTACTTTTAATTTTATAAAATTAATCTTATCTTTGCAATTAGGATAGTTAGGACACTATCTCGCTCACAATCTCGTCCGGCTCGTGAGAGTCAGACGGGATTTTTTCATGAAGCTGGGTAAGTATTTGTCAAAACATCATTTTTATAAAATCTTAATCCAGATCGTGGATCAATATAAAAGAAATAATTATCATCCCCCATATTAGTGGATGACGAAATTACAGCACTTGATATATTCATTTCCGCGTTTAATACATCATTATGATAGGTTCTCAGCCTGATTTTGGGATAGTAATTTTTACCTTCCGTCCAGTCTTCTTCAACGAAGAATATACGTCCAACTTCATTGTTGTCTTGATTATACATAGAAAGACTATTGGTGTCTGGATCAATTTCTATACGAGTATCATTTAGTGATGTTGAAATTTTGCCTATAATTGATATATTTCCGACTTCATCGATATTGAAAGAGCCATTGGGAGATTGAATATTCTTAAAGACTCCACTTGTCGCATTTACCTCACCGTTGAATTTATATTTTTGGCTCTCTGGATCAAGCTCAAACATTACCTCATTATTAACAAGAGCAAAGATACCAGACCTCTCAACACCATTAATGGTAATGCACTTATCTCCCTGCACAATACCTGTCAATATCGGTTCTTCGGCAGTTCCGGTGTTCTTACCCGTAAACAGCTTTGGAGATATCATATAATTACTACCAATTTGCACCTTGTTTGTATCCCAACCTATTAACCAATCTGGAACATTTGCCATCACCTTAGATATTGAAGCTTCGGTAATCAAGACATAATCAGGAATTGACCGTTCATAGGCCATTACCGCAATACTGTCATATTCCAATGATTTCTCGAGGGATATATTTATAAAGTTGAGCGATTCCAAGGGCTGAATGGAAAGCACTTCAACACCTTCTTTTAAATAAGATACACGCCACCTGTCAGGAGTATAATCTTCCTTACTGCTTCCACTTATACGAAGCAACTTAGCTATAACAGTATTGCCGGAAATTGAAGTACCATGTATATCGCACGGAATATCGCTAACGCGGATACCGTTCATATAAAATTCTATCGCAAACATTACAGCATCTTGGCCATCCGCACCATCTTCACCTTTATCCCCTTTTATTTTAATGGGATTTCCCCAACTACCGGAAGACGCGCTTTCCGCTACCTTCTGAGACATCCATACGACCGAATCTGTAGCGTTGGTATGCCATCCGTTTAAAGTACCATCTTCTGTGGGTACTTCCGGTTGTGACTCGCCATCGTGATATGTAATAAACACGGATAAACCATCAGAACCATCAGCACCAGAAGCTCCGTCATTTCCGTCTGCTACCATTAAAGCCCAGGCAGTTCCTGTGTAAATATAAACCTTTCCATTGTCAATATCCCGATATACCCAGTTTATCTCGGGATTCGCAGGGGGAGTAGACAAGTCACCTTTCCACACAATTGATAATCCATTGGTGCCATCTTTACCATTAGCACCATCTACACCGTCAATAGTCATTTGATACCATACGCCATCCTGATAGACGTAACTCTTGCCATCCGTAGTATTTCTATAAGCCCAGCCATTTTGAGGATTAGCAGGATGCGAGACAAAGCTGCCTTGCCACACTATTGATGTTCCATCCTTGCCATTAACTCCGTCAGCACCATTCTGTCCCTTTTCTCCAGTTACACATACAGCCTCTGTTGTTGTGCTCGTACCATCCGTATATGTTATGACTGAACGCGTCCAGACGTACCAACCATTTTTCCAGGCAGGTCTTTCAGTACTCCAATCTCCATCCGCCAGACTGGAGGAAGAACTGGAAAGATAATATTGTTCTACTATCGAGGAAATTCCCTTTCCACCACTGATGCACGCCGCCTCAGTATAACTAATAGTCCCATCAGTAAGTGTTATCCTGGTTCTTGACCATATATATTTTCCATTTTCCCACGATGGTGCCGTAGTCTGCCAACCCAAGGTAGGAGCTTCAGTGCCGGATGAATTTTTTGCATATTCAACATCAACTGATTCAATACCGGTTCCTGCATCTCCCTTTAGGTTTTCCTTAGCTTCAGGGGAAAGATTATCCCAGCCTAGAATCACATCTCCCATTGTGCAGACAAATTTGTTTTTTTCGTCATCCCATTTCCATGAGATTGCACCACCGGCAATATATCCGGATTTATCCGTTGCAAACCGGGCGGAACCGTCGCCAAATTCAGCTGTTCCATCAGGATAGATACAATAAACTGTATGTCCGCTGCTATCTGTTCCTTTAATCAAGCCATTCTCGCAATAGAAGCCTTTCAAACCATTTGCACCGGGTATATCACCACCGATACGCATTTTTACGCAGCCGGCAAAACTTTTACTATTAATGCCAAAGAGAATGTCAATGGCGGGTTGTCCGCCTTCGTCCGCATGAAGATAGATAGCTGATTGTCGATTTATATTAATAGTATTACCAAACTGTATAATTTCATCACCTTCAGTTGGTATAGACATATCTGATAATCCGGAGACTACTGCTTCCATGCCATCTATATAATCAATACTTCCGGAAAATTCACTGACAGGAATTACAATCGTATCAACACCATCTATCTTGCGAATTTCCGATATCTCTACCCAATAACCTTTTAATGTTCCATTTTGCCAATTCTGACAACGAATGATATCATGAGCGACGAAGGACATTTCATCTTCTTCAATAGTAATGAGCCAATTTTGCTTTGCATCATCCAATATGGCACTCTTTATCTTACCGTTTGCCTGAGTGATTCCAAGAGCTCCTTTTACAGCACGTATCTTCTGGATTAAGAGTTCAAAAACCGTCATCGTTTCACGCACAACAATAGAATCTATTTCAAGCTTCCATTTTCCCGATACATACTCCCATATTTTCCATCCGTGACCTGCGAAGCCGGACATGAAATCTTCTACCACTTCTGCCACATATTCTCCGGCAGCATTCAAGATTTGCTTACCAGTTTTCTTTGCCGAAGCAAGCATACCTACAATCTTTGCTGTACTTAATATAGCCATAACTATAATTTTATTATTTCAATCAAATTAACTCCAGGCACATAGTTCACACCTAAAGTGTTCCAGAAATACACATCCAATAAGCCATCGCTACCAACAGTTACGTTATCAATCTCAACGAACTGAGTCATGTTGTTCAACGGGCTAAAGTCTATATTTACTTCCACATTGTTAGCCGAATAGAATACCGACGGAAATTGGTCTGACGGAAGATCTCTGTCACAAGAAGGCAATATTCTTACTTTATAAGTACCTGCGGCAAATGCCTGGAATCGAAGCATGACCTTTAAACCGGAGCTGGTACTGCTACCGGAATTATACCTACTAATATACTTGGCGGGATATACGCCGCTATCGTCCACATCAGGTTGGCGTACATCTGTATTAATAGCAGACCGGTCCACATTTATCTCACCTGGATAATCATCTCTTCTCTTTAAGTAATTACCTACTTCGTTTCCGCCGGAATCCTTCAATATATTGGTTGTATAGTTAGTTCCTTGTACAATTGACATGTAATTTATAATCTCACCATTAACCGTATCATAAGATATATTATTGGCAAGCTGAGCAAATGAAACGATTGTTTTTCCGGCAGTGCCACTTCCACCTTCTTCCTGGAAATTACAAGTTATCGTTTTATTGCCTTGAACATTATTGACGGTCGCCGTTCCGCTCGTAGTCCCTACACCGGTACTCGTATCTGCGCCACTCCAACTACCGATAACATAGCCATCATTAGCCTGCGCGTTAACGCTTGCCTGGCCTCCCTCGGCAACATCCTGAACGGCTGGTGTCACAGTACCGTACGCATCGTTATTCGCCTTTCCTGTTACTGTGTAAGATACGGCCGGACGTTCAGAATACAAGATGGAGGAAGATTTGATTTCTGACGTTCCATAATCATTCTTAACCTGTACATATACCGTTTTAGATGCATAACCGGCTGAAAGCTCATAAGAAAAAATCTTCGATGTACCGGCAATCCAGGATACATCGGTTAAATCGGCAGTCTCTCCAACTTTATAATGAGTAAGTCCGCCAGTCATGTTAAGAGTGATAGATACCAACTGTTCGTAAGTCACCGTTACACCATCATTGATTAATATCGAATTTAAAACCGGAGCGGTCTCATTTGCGGATAACCGTGCGACAAACGGAGCTTTTAAAGTATCTTTTAATTGATTTACAAAATAATATGCATCAGTCTTATCATCCTCGGATAACGTACTTTCAAATTTTGACGTATATTTCTCAGCACAATCCAGGAGCAACTCGTTGAAATTCACATTTACAAGCATTCCTGAACCATGAGCCGCATAGCTATATCCGAATATCTTGTCGGAAACCGTGAACGCATCCACGGAAGTAGTTCCTGATATCAGGAATGACAAGTCCTTAAAATAATAGTTCTTAGAAAATGGAACTAATATTTTCCATGTGACAGTATTGTCGCTTACTACTTTTTTAACGATTGAATTCAACCTCATCTGTATATATTCGTAGACCTCATCCCAGGAAGCAACCCAAAGGCTATCGTCACCACCCTTTCCATATAATGAATAGATAGTTTCCAATAGCTCTATCCGGGAAAGGTCCACGCGGTGGGTCGTTATACCTACCCAGTAGGGGTTATCGCTTGTATGTTGTTCAGCCAGTTCTTCCAGCTTTACATCATTAACGGAAGAATTGGTTCCGCCGTAGGTCCTTTTTTTGAATAAAGAACCTGTAGATTTCAGGTAAATGAATTCCAGGTGATGTAATGAACTGCGATAGAAATCAATTAAAGGGGATTTATCTGCCGCAGTTACGTAGGCGGCATTACCGTCGGGGAGTCCCATTATTTTCATGCGACGGTTTATTTTCTCAAGAACCTTATTGTAATCGGCCACAAAGCCTTTTTCAATATCATCGGCATTATCCTTATCATATACTCTTTCGTCAACATTGTGGTAGAGCATGGAAACGCCCCAATCCTTTATCAAGTCAAGCTCATTCCAGGTTATATATATGCTGTTAGTACTGCTGTCCTTTATAAGTCCATCCGGATTATATTCGTTACCCCACGTTGGCCATAATGCAATGCTAAAACCAAAACGGCGATCATTACCGCAGCCGTCAGTATATACGAGTGGATATTCAGGTATATAGCCGGTCGTCGGTGTGTTGCCAAGATGGAAAAACTCAGTATCATCAATCCATTTTTGATTGATTCTTCGCCAGATACGCGCATAGGCTCCCTCCACGGAATCATCCGCTGTATATGTAAATGCGAAATGCTTGTCATATTTCAAAGGCGCAAAATTTAGGTTCACATCATCCGCACTAACGCCGGAAGGAAGATCAATGCTAAATTCGATAATCTCTCCTGCAAGTTTAAGATATTCAAGGGTCAGCATCAAGGTTGAACCGGATGGCAAAACTGACTTACATATCACAGATAATTTTGTCTCAAAATTTTCTGTCACATACATCTGACTAACGTCAATCGCTCCTGGATAAAACTTACCATCTGTATCCTTGACTGTTATGTTTTTAGCTGCTAAATACATATTATTACCCAACGGAGATTCGCTTACGGTGTACTCCTTTTCGGCCCCTACAGAAGTGGGAGGTTCAGATAATGATACAGTACAAGAATAGATATCATGTTCTTCTCCCTTGAATGAATAAGAACCGATTACTTTTTCTTCGTCAGAAATCCAGATACCACCGGAAGCGCCCGATATCCCTTCAAGATAATCAACTCTTGTAAGGAGCTGTGCCAGATTCTGCTTTTCCGTATTGGTATAGTCATTCGTTGACAGTCCTTTACCTGCTATACTATCCTGTTTAGAATTCACTGCGCTGACTACTTCGTTAAATTCACTGGCAGAAAGTGTATCGCCTGTATTTTTAGTAGGAATATTTATATTTGCCATATTTTTTATTTTTTACGTTAAACCAATGCAAATGAGAAAGTATACGGGAAACCGGATGACGGAGGTGTTACACCACCTTTAATAACAGATATAGGCACAAATACCATTTGTTGAATCCTCTTATCAAAGACAGGAATAAGCATGTTATCTTCATCTATGCTTCCCGAAAACAAGGATGGTGCCACATAACTCCACTCATTTTCACCCTTAACCGGAAGAGAACCTACCGGAGCAGTATCAACAGAGGAATTAACGTTGCTAAGCTCTCCAAAAGAAAGTTCTTCGGAGGATTCCGCTATTTCCATCACTGCATCTTCATCTTCTTCAATGATTAAATTCTCATCCTCTTCGACAATACCACTCTGTGATGTGGCTGGTGTCTGTTTGGGGATTCGAACCACCAACCCTTTTTCTATGGTAGCACCTCCTAATAACCTTAGCAAATAATTAGTGGAATCTGATTTGTCCTTACGAAGAAAGATCTTGAATAGCTCATCCAAGTTTGCCCCTCCTATTGCAACAACTCGATTCTTATTAGTTCTTATAAATATAAAAGGATTGCTATCTTCATTGTGGATATATATTTCCCCCTCATTAAGTCCTTCCAAATTTCTTTCTATATTGGGAGACACATCAGGTATAATAGGACTTCCATCAGGATTTACATCGCTTCCATACCACAATATTTTACTTACTCTCTTTTTCATCACACACCAACATAATCAACATTAACAAAAGCAGCATCTTCTTTGCTATATTGCAGCATCTCTCCATCCTTGGGATTGGTAATAACAAATCCTACAATAGAACTGGAAGATTCAGACTCCGGCCTTCCCCCTATGCCATCAATGCTGTTTTCCTGAGGCTCTAAAGTTATAGACAGATTAAACAACTGACTATCCTCGATAACTTGGGACATTTCCGGCACAGAATTTTCAGAACGTACAAAGCTGGTATGTTCTATGGTAAACTCAGATAGGCATAAAATTCGATTCAGATGCCGACCATACCAGTAAGGAACTCCACAAGCATCACCAATAGTAAACACATATGAATCATAAGGGATGGAATATAGATTTTTGATTTCCTGCCATTGATTGCGATATTGCTCATTCTCCAGTTTAGGAGTGTAACCATTGGGCTTAAATCCCGCCTCAACACGCCAATCAAATATAATCTGTGTATCTCCAATCCAAAAGATATTATTGAAAACCGAGTTATTATCTTTATGGGAATATCTGATAAGACTTGTCCTTTCCAATAAATCAGAGAAAGAAGATACGCAGAAAGGTTCGGAAAGGAGACCATTTACATTAACCTTATAATCACTGTCAGGTAATCCGGTCAATATGGCATAATGCATCACAACCTCAGAATTCTGGTTGTATGTCGAAAGACTAATACTGGTGGAAATGTCGTTGATTAAATCGATAAGCGTGGCTGATACGTTCTCGCCTGCATTAGCAAATATTTGCAAGTGAATATTGTCACTTGTATAAAACTTCTGTATATAATCTACTTCAATCCCGAACTTGTCCTTTATTGGATTAAAGAACAATGGGCAAACGTCGCCAATCTTAACCATGTCTTTACGTCCTTTTTTGAGAAGCAGGCTCCTTCACCTACATATTGCAAATATACGAATTAAAATTTGATATACAATCGTACTGCCGCTATTCGATACTTTTTATTATTAAAATGTACTTAACAGTCTCCGATTTTCCATAATTGAAATCAGACTTACTTATATAACCTTTATAAACCTCTCCATGGTGAGTTAGAGAAATGTAGCCTTTTAAGTCTACAGGAACATCAACATCACCGGTTTCCACGCTGACTTCACCTATTGTAAAGTCTGATTCATTTATAGGGATATCCTCAGTTTCAGCAACACCATTAATAACGATATCACTATTACCATTGGACGATGCGAATGCAAGTAAAGAGGCACTTACACCTATATATTTTTTATTCGCCTCAATCATAAATCTTGGTGCATACATCACATTAAACATACTCTCAGGAGATATAACTCCTGTTATCGAATAGTTTCCACCTCTAATCAATTTATATTCCCCTCCGATAACCGATGCTCCTACAAAGAATATATCATTATCACTATCACTATCCGTTGTATCCTCTCCTCGTTTGGCTGCAAGGAATTCAATGCCATAAGCATCAGCACGATAAGGGCTTATGAGGTCCAATACATTATCCGTAAGTGTGTGACCGGTAGTATATTCATTCGTAAAACGAAACTCATCCCTACCATTAACACTATCATAATCCTGCTTATCGTATCCGGCCTTTACATTCGCATAGATAAGTGATGCATTCACCGAATAGGTAAAATCATTCCATTGATCCGCCAGGTCTTTGATCTCTACATCAGTGAATAAACTATCTCTATGAACAAAAGACACTTTATTGTCATTTATAACAGGAACAAAACCAAACTCGGCCTCCATCCATTTAGTAAACTTTGTATAGCTGGTATATATCTTTGCTTTTTCCAACCCACGGATACTTTCAGCAGCAACAATCAGGGTATTATCCAGTCTACTATCAACCCCTGAAGTTATTTCACCAAATATTCCTTCCTTCTCTCCATTAATAGACTTCAACAAACGATTAAGAAGAGATAAGGGAGTTATAACATCAATAGCCAATGATTCATCCCTTCCCTTAAATGATATATTGATGTATCTCGGATCTGCAACAGGATAAGCAAAGTCAAATCTTGTGGATTCTGTTGTATCCAAAAAAAAATATAATAAATCACCGTTTGCCATCTTAACATCAAGACCTGCGTCCGGAGTTGCAAAAGTATAATAGAAATTGTTTTCTGTTATTCTCACATAAAGCAATTCATTATGATTAGTTCCATTGTAATGATACAGCCTAATACTCGAAATACCGCCACCACCGATAGTTCTAATAACCATGTTAAATTGAATATTAACCGTCGTAAATGATCTTATACATTTTAAGAAAAACGTCGAAGGCGGTGTAGGGGTTGTCGTTGTACCAGGTAAGCGTAAGTCGTCAGTTTGCTCCTCATCATAAACTTCAACTACATTTTTATTCTGTATATCCGATGTAACAATATAAAGAGGTATACTACTTCCATAATCGGCTTTTTGAGGCACATCTACATAGGTATGTATCACTGCTTCACTTTCAACTTCATTCTCGCCTGTAATTGTATAATTAACCTGATTATGCATTTGCAAACGATCATATAACAATCTCTTTTCTTCCTTTAATTCACCAACTGGATATTCATACTGCGTTCCCTTATTCGCCTTGATAAGAGCCGCCAAGCTATCATCAACTGCGTTAATACTGATTATGCTCCCATCATCACTGAATGTAGAAAAATCAAGCGCACAACGGAACCGCTCATTCCAAGTCCATGAGTTATTGCGTGTATAAAATACAATGGATGCAGACGCATCTATATAATCTTTCCTGTATTCTCCCTTCAGTAGAGAATAACCCGACCCGGCAAACTGAAACTTCGTGGAGAAGGATCTAATCACACCGTCATAATTATCACGCTTAAAAGACAATTTCACATCGTCCCAATTGGACAGATCATCGGTTACATCATAAGCATAGCCACCGACCAATAACTCACATTTATACATACTATTTCTTTTTAAGTGAACGCAACATTGCTTGTGTCTCTTCGCATACCTTCTTTACCATATAGGCATATTCCTTTGCAGAAAGCTTGTGTATGTCGATGTGCATTTTAAAATGCTCCATCAACATAATTCTCTCCCTAGTAAAGTAGTCTTTACTCATTGCCGGCTTAAGCTCTTCCAGCCGGCTATCCCTTAACTTCTCAAGCCTATATTGAGATGTGGACAAAATAGAAGCTACACGTTGGCGAATTCTAGCCTTATCCTTGGAAGGTATCTTAAATCCGAATCTTACAAGCGTCTTACTTACTTGTTCGAACTTGCCTTCCGAAATGAGATATTCACAAACCCTCATACACTCAATTTTAAGTTCACAGTTGAGCATTTCATTCTGCTTTGTTATTTCCGCTATCGCAGAACGCCCTCCTACTATTTCTGAGTATTCGGCAAGCAAGCGTTCGGCAATTGCTATTGCATCAGCCTCAGCAAGCTCGCCATCGGAAACTTTAGTCAGATTTCCCATGAACACTTCTATAAAGCGAGACATGGGGATTTTATCTAAATCGTCGTATATCATGATTAAGCATTTATTTATAGTTATATCTTGTAACATTAATCATCTTAAGAATTTCTTTCCTACCAATTCCTGTTATTCTCCGGTGATAGATTATTCTGCCATTATCAAGACATTCTTGTTTAATATCAAACCACCCCAATTCTGAATATTTTGTATATGGAACCCAGGTTTGGTTAACTTTATACTGAATACCTAAGGCCTTCAATTTATTATTCAACTCAATGGCAGACTTTAGACCTAATTCCTTAGCTATTTCCGTACAAGTGTATGTCTTATTTACATGAGTAAGTATTGCTACCTGCTTTTCTGCCTCAACACGAGCTGAACGCTCTTCTTTCAACTTCGTAAGCAATTCAATTCCAAAATCTGGATTATTTAGAATTTGGTCAATCACATTGTCAGTGGCATATATGCCATGTTTACGGATAGAAGGTAATACCTCATCGCACACCCAATCTTGAAACTTTTCGGCATCAGGGAGATTGCTTCTCATTATCAAACGAAACACATCTTTTTCTGGAATGTATATCATATTAGTGCCTCCAATACCATTAGCATGTTCGTGATACACGATTTCGCCTGATTTACAATGCCTTGAAATAGCATCAGATGTATTAGAATATCCTAATGATGTTGCTACATCCTTTGCACAAAATAAAGGCTCATCACTTTCGCTCATAGTAATTCGGACTTCTCCGAACTGCTCATTTTTAAAAATCTGTATGTCTTTCATAACGTCGTTCTGCGCTCCTTCACGCAGTGTTTTAAATTAAAAGAAATGAAAGCCACCAAAGTGTCGCACGGCCCTGATGGCTTTCGGTAAATTAATTCGCCAATTAATTACCTTAGATTGTCCGATGGAGATAATCAAGCTCTCTTTGAACCGCCTCCTTCCTACGGGCCTTACTTAACTTGCGTACTTCATCTGTTAATATGCGGATCTCCTTTCTTAATTCAAGAGCACCGGTATCTACATTTACTGTGAAGGGAATGCCTTCACGTTCTGCGTCCTGTGCCATCGCTCCCAAGTCCGATCTAAGAAGTGGACGAACAGAGATGTATTGCTCCAAATCAGGAACGACCGCTGCACCTTTAGGCAAGTCTACCAATGTAGGTATGGAAGGAGTGGCAAAGAGGCCCTTATTTGTTAAGATACCCTCTCGCCTCCCCCCATCACCTACGATGGCTAAACCTCCGGGATGGTTGTCGGTTCCTTTGGCGTATTTGGGAATGGGTTGGGCGGCAATAATAGCTGTTTGTGCGCCTCCCATAACTCCTACTATGGCAGCAAGAACAAAATTTGGCAAAGCTTTAGTTACGGCAAGAGAAGTGGCAATAATTGATTGAACTATACTGTTGGCTTTCTCCCACTTAGCACTCTTCTCCTGCATCTGGGCTTTTTGCTTTTCCAATTCTTTCTCTTTGCGGGCTGTCCGTTCTTCAGCAGCACGCTTTCTGGCTTCCGCCTCCTCAGCCGAGATTGCACCTAATGTCTCTAAGTTTTCAATCTGCTCAATTTCTTTGTCATGGGATTCTTGCAATGCTTCCTGTTCCTCTTCTATTCTCTCTATCCTGGAATCATACATATTACTCATGATCTCAGATACACCTTTTGATATGTTAGAAAAAGAATCCAGAATCAACTTAGCTCGATTTTCAGAGCTCATTTGATTCCACATCTTCTTAAACATATCAACTATGCTTGTAGTGGAACTATCAGCACTGGATACCATTTTGGATAGAGTTTCATTAAACACACTGAAAACGTCTGCCCATCCCCCCATAGTCTCGTCCGCAACTTCTTGCATATTGCGTAACGCAGAAATGAAGCCTTCAGACCATTGCTTTGTCTTCTCTCCATCTTCCGGATTAGCAAGAGAAACTGCTTCCAATTGAGCACGCAGATTATCTATCCGAATCTGTATTTTCTTAATCTCAGCCTCTGGAAGAACTCCTTGTGCGGCAACCAATTCAGCCTGAGCTTCAGCCAGCATTAACTCCAACCTCAGCTTTACAGCATCTCTCTGAATATTATATAAGCCTTGCTGATATTCCTTTTCGTTTATCTCTCCTCTTTTATAGGCTTTCTCCAGAGCGTTAAGGCGCTGCTGGTTATTTATTTCTAATTGGGAAAGCTGCATCTCATTCTCTTGAGATAAGAGCTTTATTCGATCCTGAACATTGTTCTTTAGAATATCTTTAAATTTCTTATCATACAGTTCATTAACTTGCGCTTCATCCTCTCCCCTTTTTCGTGCCTCAGATATAGCAACTTCCCTCAATACTTCATTGAGCTGTAATTGCTTCTCCAACCTCAAATCAAGTTCCTGTTGGGAATTTCCTTCTATTATTTCAAGATCCCTCTTTAACCGGGATTGTTCCAACTGAGTATCATATTTCAAGTTGATATCCTCAATCTCTTTAGCTTCCAGTTGAGCATAGGTTTTCCTTAATTCAAGTTCCTTTTCCGATTCACCTTTAATAATGGATGCACGCTCTTGATATTTCGCCTTTACCTGTTCTATTTCTGAAATACGTTCAGCATCTATTGTCTTAGCCCTGGCCATAGCCAAAAGGTTATCTATCTTTTTTATATAATCCGCATACTTCTCTCTTTCTTTGGTAATTTGCTTGATTGTCTTTGTCTGATACACCATTAATTCCTCATCAGCTTTTTTTATGTCATTATTAGCCTTTAAGTAAGAATCAACGATACCTCTTGCCTCATCTTCAGACATTTTGCCTCTAATGGCAAATACCTTCTTCAACATGGTATCATAGTCATCTTCGGCCTTAGAGGAAGCATCCAGCGTTTTCTTTATATCTGAACGAATTGATTTTAAGGCGGTATCGGCACTGGTTTTCTGCTGTTGCCAGAAGTCAAAAGTACCTTCCTTCGGAGCATTGAATAGTCTACTTATATCTAAAGAAGAAATCAGTTTCTCGCTATCTTGATTGATATTGTCTATGGACTTTTGAAGTTGAGCCATCTTCTTATTCGCAATATCAATATTTTCCAATTCTCTTTGTGATAGAACTTCTCTTTGTGATAGAACTTCCAAATTACGAGGGTCAACTCCTTTACCTGTTTTCAATTCTTCATATCTTTTTCTTGCTTGATAGCGGTCCACTAAAGCGCTATTATATTTGTTTTCATATTCTATGCGCTGTTTTTCATTTTCAGTAACTTGATCTGCTATAGCTCTAGCCTGAGCCGTAGCTATAATTTGCTCTTTCAAATTTTTATAAGCCACATTCAGAGCATTAATATCAACACCCTCATTCGTTAAAACCCTTGAATATTCAGGAAATGTTTTTATCCATTGACTGCCAAGCGCAGCTAATTCCTCCCGGCTCAATGTTGTGTCACTTAATTTTTTATACAATATATCCAACTGAGCAATTTCTTTAGCACTATCAGAAATACCCTTTCTGCGAGCCTCAGCAAGATCTAACTCTGCTCTAGTTAATCTAATTGTCGCACTTTCCGCATTAAATAGATTACCAATCCATTCTATAATATCCTTACCATACATAGAAAGAACTGTAATGGCCAAAACTAATGCGGTTTGCCAACTGAATATCGAAGATACGACTTGCTTCCATACTGGAACACTGGAAATACCCGCTTTCTTAAATTCTTCATATTGGATTTTCGCCTTCTTTATTTCATCAGCAAGTATAGGAAGATTGTTGGATATAGCCAAGAAGAAAGTATTCCAGCCAATAGCTAAAGATGGCAATTCTCTTCCTATCTGTTGTACTGATACCTGTAATCCATTCCAATGAGAAGCATAGTTACCAACATTTCGTTGGTAGTTTCCCATTTGGGCATCAATGGACTTTAATTGGTTCTTGAGCTTGTCTATATCCTTAAGTAAGTTTACACCAAACTCACTATTACGATCAGTTTCAGATAGATCTTTAAATCTTTTCTCCAAGACCAGGAGAGACGCATTCATCTCATTGTAGCTACCGGTTAGAGATATTGCAACCATTGCATGATTCTTTAACCGGTTCGAATATGCCTGGTTCTGAGCTGATAATTCTCTTTCTGTTTGAAGAAGCTTTGTTTTCTGATCAATATATTTTTGTTCGGTTACAATACCATTGTTATAGTCTCTATCCAGGTTCCTTAGTTCCTGTCTTATACCAGACAAATCCCTGGTATTTGAAATCAGCGTATTATTAAGCTTTTTTACTTCAGCATTGTAGCTTTTTACACTCGATAATATTCTATCATACTCTCCTCCTGCAATTCCAACATTCTTTGCAGCTTCTCCAATTGCCGCAGATGCACTTTGAGTTGCTTGCGCAGCCTGCTGTTGTGATTGAGAGGCAGAAGACGATGTCTGAGTTATTTTTTCTAAGGCAGAAGATGCTCTATCAAGACTTTCTGTTAGCTTATTAAACATAGACACCACATTGCTAGCATTAGATAGCTTCTGTAAACTTTTTCCTGATTCTACTAAAATCGCATTGAGTTCCTTTTGGAGCTTAGCGATTTTTGTTTCAGTCTCATAGAGTTCTTTAAGGATTGTATTACCGCCTTTAGCCTTTTCCTTTAGTTCGACATAACCAGTAACCTTTATTGTTACCTGTTGAGCTAGTTTTTCAGCAAAAGCAGCGTATTCGGCTTTTGCTAACATAATATCTTTTGTAAATCTATCAACTTGTTCAAAAGCTTTTTCGCTAATAAAATCTGTTATTTTTAAGTCCTGAGCCATACGTCCATTGTTTAAGTAGCGTGCGACATTACCCGCTGGCGCAAATATAAATATACCCAGGTTACAAAAAAGTACATATTAATAATAAAATTTAGAGGAGAAGGAAATTTTTTCCGTACAAAAGTGTACATAATTAGATTTAGGAGGGATAATCAAGAAAAGGAGATAAAAAAAGCGGGGTGTTTGCCCCGCTAATTATGCTGTTCTAGAATTTTCTCAAAAATCTCTTTATACTTCTTTTTGGTCTTCTTACATTTGTATAGTGTATATATTAAGTCCAGATATTCTTTTTCATACAGTTCACAAACTGTCAAAAGATTAGCAACCGACGCGGTAAAAGCACATATCTCAGTACTCAATATACCATAATCAGGAACAACAGTAGTATCTTTAGGAAAGGAAAAATCACTTTTATTAATAGGCTCAGTTCCAATTACCACTCCTGCCTTAAAAACATATGATTGAGGCTCTCCCTTTTGAGGATTTCATCCATGAACAGGATTCTCAGAAGAAGATCTTAGTTGAGAAGTAGCAAATGACATCAAAACACAAGCATTGCCATCATTATGTAACACAATAGCATATTTGTTTTTCTTTCCATTAACCCCTAAATCAAAAAATCCATGTAAAATATTACCAGCCCTAAACATTTCCTATTTCATATTAGAACGAAGCACAGACATAAATCCCATTTTATCAAAGGCTTCCTTGTAGCTTACATATTTTTTTGAATCATTTTTCACCAATCTGCTCATATCAATACTCACATTAGATACATTAGCTACAGATGAAAAATCCAAATCATTTTCTCTACTTGTTAAGTCCCACAATCCTCCAGGCTCATGCGTAATCGTCACAAGTTGAGCGGCTGTTCTGTTTTTATACTTCTCTATTACTTTATTAATAACCTCTAAATCATACTCACTAAATTCGTTATCATCAAATTCCTTTTTAGCTTCTATAATAACAGTAGAATCTCCTTGACAAGAAATACTATTTCTTAATAAGATATAATCACTAAAATATGTATTCAAATCAAAGTAAATAGCAGGATCAACAGGACCATATTGCCAGGCTTTATAATCCAACCAAGTAATAGGAACTCCATTATCCTTAACAGCTTCCTCATCGATAAGATACAACATTTTCAGAAGCTTTGTATGATATAAAGGAGCACACTTATTTGCTAATAAGATCATTAAATTCCCTATTAGCTCTTTATTCACCTGTATTCCTAAGCTTGCCATTACATTATCTCCTTTCTTTTAAATTACATATCTACCATTATTTCAGGATGTTCCTTTAAATACATATCTCTTAATGGAATACTTAATATAAAACAAATATCAGCCAGATTTACTTCATAAGTTTTTTCATTTCCTTCTTTATCTGTTATTATTATTGAAGGAGAATTATAGACAAAGTTCTTAATGGTATTAAATATTTCATTATCTGTATTTGCAGTACATGCAATATTGGCAGCATTTTCTACATCTAAAGCTGTCTTAGGCCTAAATTCATCCATCTTCTGAAAAAAGAAGTCCTTATTTGCTAATAAAAAGTTATTGCCCTCTATTTCAGCAAATAAACGTAATCCATTATTATTTAATACTCTTGGACTATTCTTCATTGAAAAAATATCTGATGCATTTTTATGTTTTATCACCAAAATAGATTTAATAGCAATCACATCATTCTTAATATCCTTTAAGTCTATACCCAATTGAGTAATATCTCTTTGATGAATATCACATTGAGCATTGCAAACCTTTCTCTCAACCTCTTCTAATCTATGGTTGTTAACCCCAGACCTAAAGGCTCTTTGTACTATAAACCATACTCCACCAAGAATTGCCGCAATGGAGGAAATAACAACCCCTATGATTTCAATAAAGCTCATATATCTAAAAATTTATTGAGTATCTTTATTTCATTTCTTCAAAGTTTAGTATGACATATACAAAGAAACACAATTATTCACTATGAATAAAATTATTAAGTAGAATTTTGTTCTTTATCTATTGCACACTTAAACTTTCCTCTTATCATATACCTTTGTTATACCAAAGGTATATTGTCTTTTAATATGCAAATATAGTCAATTATCTATGAAAGAACAACTAATCTAACATTATTAATATCAATTTAAAAACAAATAGAACAAAGATTAGGTTCAATAATAGGAACTAGAACAGGATCAATAATAGGAAAAACAATAGGAATAATATTTGGATCAGAAATTAGGTATCAATTTCAATCACTTGTTGGCAAAACAAATCCCCTGGAGCGAAGGAGGATCGCTGAAGGGGAATATTATTTATATCAACTACCCAATAAACGTATATTTTAGATAGGAAGAACATTAGGATATTTCCGGTAATACAATTTAGTCAACGTGGATTTAAGGCTGTTATAGTCTTTTATGAAACCCAAATCTATCCATTGGGCTATTTGCAATTCCAACTCATACAGTTCACGAATTTTAGCCTCATCACCAATCTTATTACGCATTTCTGATTCATGTTTGCCATAGACTATGATATTGAGTGATTTTGCCAAATCCTTAACCTTTTGCTTGAACAAATCGTCTGGCAAAATGGAACTGACAGCTTTACACATGGATGGATAAGCGTCTCCGGCAAGATTGCGAAATTTAATCATTTCATCTTGAACGAATTTCAACACTTTAACCTTAAATGCAGGATTTAACCACATGGCAAAATCTAAAAACATAAGAGGGGTCATATATGTACCTCCGTATTTTCCTCTTGTTACTATCACAATTGACTTTGGAAAATACTTATAATCAGCGTCTTTTAAAATGCGGGAATTCCCGTCTTTAAATTCCGGCTCTTCCATAAGTGCCTTAACAAACTCCCTTGTCTCTTTCAGTCTAAGATAATCTCCAATCTTTTTAGTGTTATTTTTATTGGAGTTATTCCATTGATTAAGCAAACTTGTACAATCGAATTTGCCATCAATTGTACGTTGACTCACTGTAAACTCGCCCATTTGGCGAATCATGATTTGGTTCGTTTTCATAATAAAGTCTTTTCGTTCGAGGACGTACCGCATTTCTTCATGCGGAGATAAAAAGGCAAAAGCCATGCAGGGGGTTGCGACCTACACAGCTTTCTATATCTTAATCCTCTGATTAATTCTAAATTTCATAAGTACAACCCAATGCTGGGCAAATATACTCAAATTTTCAAAAACAGCACTTTTAGAGCCGTTTTTTTACAGAATAATTATAATCTACCAATTAATCTTTTGTTGGCAAAATAAATCTTCTACAGCAAAGGGGGATCGCTAAAGGGGAGTATTATAATCATTTATTAATAAATTAGAAACTATCCTAATACTTCATCAAGCACCTTTGTTTTTATTTTAAACCTATTTATTATATCCACTTCTGTCTTTGTTAGCCCTTTCAGATTCACACCACAGTTACAGAATTCGGCTTCGGGATCATTTCTATGTCCTTTTTCACAAATAAATTTCATTTGTTCTTTCCCTAACAAACCTCCTTTGGTCAATTCAATTTTTCCTGTATTTGGCAGATTGTCTAATTTATCTATAATTTGTTTCATATAAGATAAATCCTCTTTGGTATAATAATTTGTTCTTGCTTCCAATAATATTATTGCTACATGAATATCTATATCCAAAAAATTTAATATAGATTTAGCATCAAAATATCCACCATTTTTTATAATTGCTATATATGATTTATGGTTAGACAAATCATCTGAATATATTATTGGAATAAGTTTTTCTTTAGGAAAAGCTAACAAAACTTTTTCCAAATCTTTGGTTTCTTCAGCAAATGGAAGTGAATCACAGCATGATGAATATCTTTCTAATAGTTTTGGAATAATTTCTACCTGTGGATTTTCAAGTAAAAATTCAACCCATGCATGAGATAAGGTTACATTATTATTAATACTATCAACAATAAATCTTCTATATATTTCTTTATCCAGATCAGATTGAGTTATTATTTCAGCCTTAAAATCATTTTCATTATCATTATCTGGATAATCAACAACGCAAGCGGTTCCAGAAACAGAAACCATAAACATTGATTTGTCTTTTCCTGAAATTTCGTCAAAGTCAACTTTAAAACCAATAATACAATTAGCACCAATATTCAAAGCTTTCTGCTTTAATTCTTTGGATGCCTCATCATATATTATTTCTAACTTTCTTTTATATGAATCAGATCGGCCACCAAAAAAATCAGTAAAAGAGGCCGCAAAATCTGAAAACACATTAGTACCGATCACAATATTAGAACAAAGTGCTCCAATATATCTTTTTATAGGAGTTCCCTCAATATTATTAGTAGTAGAAATAAGGAATTTGCTTTTCATAATTATACATTTTAAAGTCTAACATCATATAAAATAAACATATAAACAATATATATTGTGCAATAACCATTCTTAAGATCAAATATTATCAGACTTCTTTATATTACAATTCTTGCATAGAATCTGCAAATTTCTAAAAGTCGTCGCTCCTCCCTTGGATATAGGTATAATATGATCAAATTCCAAATTTTCATTACTGCCACAGATACAACATTTTCCACCATCCCTATTCCAAACAGCAGTAGCGATATCCATAGGTATGGTAGTACGATTGCCGTCTTTCCTAATATATATATTAAAGATCTTCCCTTCCTCTATTAACTCATCAAGAGCCTCCCTTTCAATTATCCTTTTTCGCTCTTTCTTATATACATTTTCTTTTATTTCTCGCTTTTCTAACTCACTGATAACCATCTCTTTTTGTTCTTGAGGGTATTTTTTTATTCGACATACTTCCTCTTTATAGCTAATCATTTTATTGTTATCAAATTCAAATATGCCAGATACAGGACTTTTTATTATTGTTCTTCCATCCAATCCATATCCTGCATTATCTGCTTTAAGGCTTATTAAAGCATCTCCTTTATTAATCCAATTATAATTCCCTTTTGATTTATCAAATTCTCTATTAAATGACACGGTATTGTGTTCTTCTAAAGAAAATATTCTGTAGTATTCATCATCTTCAAGTTCCTCATATTTGCAAAGTAATTCCTCCATTCTCCTTTGGAAAACTGCCCGTCCACTAATACTTTCTATATCATTTGAAATTTGTTCTTTGTCCTTTATATATTCAGACAACTCATTTCTCAATTCTATTATTATTTTATCTTTAATGAATATCTCATTTATTAAATCATCTGTCGTTTTTGTTGTTTCATAAATTTTCCGTTTATGTTTCAGTTGCTCATTTTCCGAATAAACATCATTAGTTGATATGGAATAATGCAATTCATCATATGTATCATATATTATTTTAGAAATATTAGGCGAATTAAATAATACTAAAAATCTAACTTTGGATTCGGGATGCAAATCACAAGCATGCATTTCATAAGTTTTTTTTCTCGAATATAATTTACAGTCAAAGCTATAAGCTTCATGAGAGAATCCGTCGTTGTCTATCGCTGTAAAAGATGTGTCTCGCAATTTTATAATTTCATTGGATAAGTTATGTACAATCAAATATACATGGGATAGTTTTATTCCCTTTGCCGATTTTGTCCCCATGTAAAGCCATTCAATTGTATAACAATCATTTTGGTTATTGCATATATAAATGCAATCTAATTGTTTGTTTTCCTCTATAGAAACCAATTCTATGTATATTCCTTTATTTTTAGTGCTTTCCATATATTTTTTTTATTAATATTGTTAAGCAAATTAATGGAGAAAAGAAGTGTTCTCCAAGAAATACAATGAGATATTGGGTAATTTATACGCCGTCTAAATAACATAAAGTTTTTGCAGATTCAAATTTTGTTTGTACTTTTGTAATGCTTGATACAACATAATAATTCTTGGGCAAAATAAAGCGAATACATTTTGTACAAGATATTGGGAAACCCTCTAAGGTGGCAGAAAGGAAACTATCTGCGACTTCTATGCCCTGTGTATGTTGTGTCAAGCACACCTACGGAGGGTTTCTTTTTATCATAATTCGTTATAATATGCTTGACACAACGAATGAGTTAATTTCCACCCAAAAGGGTATGACCTCGCTTGAAATCGCAGAGATCACAAGGAAAAGACATGATGCTATCTTACGAGACATCAGGAACTTGCTTAAGCAAGGAGTATCACACCACAATTTTGTGGAGACATTCTACAAGCAGCCACAGCCAAGAGGAGGATATAAAGAACTACCTTGCTTTTCTCTCACCCCTAAAGGCTGCCTTATCCTCGCCTCCGGTTATGATGCCCTTCTTCGTGAAAGGATAATCAACCGGCTGGAAGAACTCGATAAGGGAAGGGTTAAAGTTCCCCAAACATTCAGTGAATCCCTCATGCTTGCCGCAAACCAAGCCAGGCAGATAGAGAACCTGAAGGAAGAGAACCATTTGCTAGTATTAGAGAATAACAGTTACCGGGAAAAGGCGGAATTCGCAGACAGCATCATGCAATCCAAGAATTGCATTACCATTGGAGAGATGGCGAACATACTTAACCAGAACAAAATCTTCCGGAAAGGACGTAATGCACTTTATGGTGCACTCCGACAAAAGGGTTATCTATTAAAAAGAGGTATAAGGTATAACCTTCCTACCCAGAAGTCCATATCGGAAGGGATTATGAGAGTGGCGGAAATTCCCTCCCATACCATAAGCGGGATCACCATCAACCGAAGTGCCGTTATCACTCCAAAGGGACAACAGTACTTCATTAAGATGTTCCGAAAGCTTAAAGGGGACAAACAATTCTCACTCAGCTTCTAAAGCTAAGAATCAGATGGTATATTGTAGTACGGAAAAAGCCGTACAGCCCCCTTTATACCCATTCGAGACCTATAACCAAGTGTATTCATATAAATTACATTGTCATGGAACGTCCACCTATAAAGTATATAGTCTAGATTGATAACATGTATCTGGCTGATCTTATGTTTTATTGGACCTATTACAATCAACCATGCACCCTTGTGCTCCTAAAGCCGAAGACAGAAGGATTGTCGGCGGTCAAGCTAATAGTAGACAGTGACGAGGCCGCAAGCTTCCTCTTTCGGGTACAAGAGAAGACGGGATGCAGACTGCACATCAAAGATTAAATTATGATTGAAATCGCATTGTCTTTAGCATGCCTGTACGCAGGTTACAGGATGTTCAGAAAGAAAGGAGAACCTTTCTTCTATAACTAATATTACGAACAATAAAAAAACGAACAATTATGAAAACGATAACAGATTTAAGCATCATTGCAGCAAAGATGAAAAGCATAAGAGAAAACATAGATACTCTTATGTGGAGACTGGACGACCGGAATTCTTCGAATACCATAGATGTAAGAATCAGGCCTTATAAAAACATTGGTAATGAATTATCAGAAGTATTATCGGAATTAAGCGCATGCGGACACATAAAGTTAAACGAAATAGACGAGAATTTGAAATTCAGAAGCTAATATTACAGGTAAACTAAAAAAACGAACAATTATGGAAATTTACAGAAAAGGTAAAATTACAGTAGATTCTGAAATGATCATGGAACAACTGCTTCTGAATTCAGAAGCGTGCGGAGTACTCTTCGAAAAAGTGAAGAGACTGGAAAAAATAGTTTGCAGCCGAAAGGAAGCAGAAAACTCTGAAGGCACAGGGAATGATACCGGACAAAACCCGTACATGAAAATAGTTACTAAAAACAAATATAAAAAGATACCACATAAACGATAAGCATTGTACAGCACGTTAAGGCTCCGGCCCAACGACTCACAGTTACAATACGTCCCGCCAGCAATACGGTTGGCGGGAAGGTGGCGACAGCATCCTTCACATGATTATTAAGACAGCCCCGGGCTTAGGTTTGGGGCTGTTTCACGTTCAAATGTTAAATATTCGACAAAGTAACATATTTGTTACTTATAATTTTGGATATAAGTAACAGATGTGTTACTTTTGCACTGTCAAACAAGAGGTCATTGATTTTTTTACATTAATTGCTTATGAAGTTTTCTGAACTGTATCAGCTACTGGAAAACAATGGGTGGAAAAAGGTAGAAGGAAAGAAACATAGTAAATATGTTCATCCTGATTATTCTAATTTCATTCCAGTAGGTAGACACCCTAGTAAAGAAGTTCCGAAAGGTACTTTAAATCAGATTTTAAAGAATGCGGGGTTGAAATAATACCCGCTTTCTTTTTTGATACAAATAAGCAATGCAGACAGGAAAAAGAAATGAGAAATGTACATATTCAGATCTAATTCAGGCAGTTCTACTTGTTTGAAGGGATTTTCTTGTCTGTATATGTACATTTCTCATTTTTTTGATATGATTTAAACTAAAAATAAAAAGGATTATTATGGCTACAAAGGTTATTAAGGCTATTATTGAAAAGGCTTCTGATGGTGGATACGGAATATATTGTCCGGACTTAGAAGAAATCTCCTTGTATGGATATGGCTTGACCGAAACGGAAGCCAAAGAGAACTTACAAGAAAATTTAGAAATGTTTATTGATGAAAGCGAAAATGAAAATATCATTAACGCATTGAACAAAGGAGATATCTCATTTGATTATCAATACGACATTTCCGGGTTCTTCAAAACTTATAATTTCTTTAATATTAGTGAACTTGCCAAAAGAATAGGCATTAACCCTTCACTAATGAGACGTTATAAACAAGGAATAACATTAGCATCTAAAGATCAGAAAAAGAAAATAGAACAAGAAATTCATATTTTAGCAAAAGAATTATGTGCAGTTCAGTTTTGAATACTTCAAAGCTTTTTGTTTGACAACAACCTGTACTGAATCCTTCCTGTTAATGGAAGGTGTTTTGAGAAAGCCCGAAATAAACATCGGGCTTTTTAAATATTTAAAATTGATATTTCTAAGCCCCTTCCACAAATTCCTTTAACCGATACAACCTATCAATAGCCGGATTGAAAAATGGGTCCGGATAATGCTCTTTAATATCATAGATATTGGTTTGTACATAAATCTTAGGATCGGTGATACGTTCAGCTTCACTTAGTATAACCTCTTTGGGTAATTGTGCGGTTTCAGCCCATTTTATAATGGCTTTCACGCTCTCTTCGTCATAATTATAATTTGCCATAGCTTTTATCTTTTTATTTTTCTATAAAATCCAACTTGTAGCCTAATGCATCAGCTATCTTACTCAGTAGATCGATGCCGGTACTATATCTTCCTGTTTCAATTCTGGCTATATTGCCAGGTGCAATATCCGTCAGCTCTGCAAGCTTGGCCTGCGATAGGCCTTTGGACTTTCGGATTTCAGCTATACGCTTACCGATTCGTTCTCTGTCATTCATAATGTTTTTGCTACGTTTTTATCCTCCCATGTGCAATAATTACAATACCACTGGGCGGCAGGTTTCATAATCTCATTGATAATCATTTCACGATCCGCATCCTTGTCAAGACTGGCACAGTAATACAACGCGGCTATCATTGGTTCTTTTATGCCGTATTGGTCAACATAAGAAAAATTATATGCCAAAACTCCTTCAGTAAGGAAAGGGACTTCTTTGTCAAATATCTCTATTATACTTGCAGAAGGAATATGTAATATTACTATTCGTCCATCAAGGATATTATCCTTTTCGTGCTCTGATCCATCAATAAAAGCGAAATCTGGTAAGGAGAGTTTTCGTAATTTTACCATTTTTATGCCCGTCATGCCGATAGCACAGCGTTAAATTAGTTCTTTTCTATCATCTTTGCTACTTGTGAACCTCCAGCATTAAACAAATCAATGGCTTGTTTTGCATTCATCTTTCTAATCTCAAAAGATCTGTAAGAAGTTGCAGGTTGATTAGTCTTTTCAGTAGTAAACACGGTAACTTCTCTTCTTGCTTGTTTCGCAAGGCCTGCTCCTGACAGCTTATTATAGCGTCTTTCGCAAATCATTTCTCTTAACTGATCAAGATTAACAATTTCTTTTGTTCCCATGTTGTTTGTTATTTCGATTAAAGTTTTCATAATCTATCGCCGCTTATCCGTTGCCGCCGGTTCTAATGATTTGATATGCAAATATACTATCATATTTGATAGTATACAAGTATTATGAAGATTATTTTGATGTGCTATATAACACAAAATTGGAAAGTTGATATTTATAGTAATTCCGGAACAATGCAATTTGTTCTATTTTTCTTATTCAAAAATTATCTACCCCGTGTTTTTTCTGACCAATCCACAATTTATTGTTCTATTTTTCTATACTATCTAAAAATACCATATATATTCAACAAAGACTCCGTTATATTTCTCTCCCCTTGGTACAAAGTTGAATACACCATCTTTCTCATATAGTATATAAATGCGTCCTTCCATTTTAGCAGCCACCTTAGCAAGTGAACGCATGCGGGAAATATCCTCCATCCTCTTACGATTCTCACAGCCACAACTCATAGACCAAACTTTCTAAAGTAATCCTCCAGTCCCTTTTTTATAAAATTCTCCATAAAATGTCTTCTGGCATAAGAACTAAACCTGTATATGGCTTGCCCGTACTTTTGCTCAATGTCATTGCTAAAGCTCACTCCCCTACTCTCTATTCTTAATCCCTTATCAATAGGTACTGCGGTAATAGAGTCGTGAAAATCTCCTCTGATTATTAAGTTAGGTGTTTCAGGAGATCTACGTATTCCAAACCATGTAACATCATATGGCGGTCTTATCTCCTCCTTCCATTTCATGTATCTTCGCGCATTTTTATAAAAACTGCCAGCTTCCTTTGTATTAAAGTAGGGATCATTAAGATAGGTTGGACGTAATGGCTTGTCATTGCCGTTAATACCGGCATTCAACTGTTCTCTTATATACGCTTCAAACATGTTCTTATTTTCATGCAAAAGCTTCTCCAACATAGGAACAAGTCCTTTGGAGAATTCCATATAATTGTCATATGCCTCAAGAAATGTTGCCATGGCATTTAAAAATAATCAGGGGAAACTTCACAGTTTCCCCCTCAAGTACTCAAAATCTAAAAATCACAGTTCATACTTGACACCTTTTATGTCGTCGTATATCTCAGCAAGCATTTTCTCCCTATCCTCTAACGGCCTGTCAAGAAAAAACAGATTCTTGTGCATTTCGATGAATTCCCTCTTCTTCATTTTCTTCACAAGATCATCATTGAAAGTCACATTCTCTACTTTCATGACCAGGCTTCTATACCGGTAATACCGTTGGCTTGCAGAATTGAGGGTTTGGCAAGCTTAACCGTACCTGTAGCCGTAATTACTCCATCTTCATAGGAAACACCTGTTGCACCCGGGAGAACAGTTGCCGCCTTATCAGCTATAAGGCTACCATAGTATTCGGTTACGTCAAGATTGCCATAGTGTTCTCTGAGTTTATACTTATTATCACCGTCAGCCTTTACCATCTCAACGTATACCAAACCTTTCAAAGCCTCAACTACATCAAAGTCACAGGCTTTAATATTCGCATTCTTAATGTACTTTTCATAGTCCTTGAACATGGTTGCAACCGTCAGGTTAGCTTCCGTACCGGATGAATCCCAATCCTGCCCTCCCGGATACACACCGGAAAGAGGAATGCCGGCAAGTTCTCCCGTACCGTCGTTCATGCCATAAATGATATTATTCTCATCTACAAAGTAAGCGTCAAACGCCACATTCTTTGCGGCCATCAGATTTGCTTTTAAACTGAAATCGTAATCCGACAAAGTCCACACATCATTCTTTGCAGAATAGCTGGTTACTTTGGTAGGACCATAACCCAATGCGGAAGTCTGTGCCTCTCCACCGGAAGGAGCGTATTCCACGATTGTCTTTAGCGGGAATATTCGATCCGGTCTGTCTGCGTGACAGGCTTTTTCAAACTCCTCGGCAGAATATGTCTCCGGAAGCTTATGACCGTGAATGGTCAAAATGATAGCTTTTATTTTTCCAGGATCAAGTACGCAAACGGAATTACCCGTATTGAATGTTGCCAGTCCCGGACATTTTCTAAAGTCTGTTGCCATAACATTTAATATCTTTAATTTTCAAATTCATTTGTTTTATCTCGATAGCATCGATAAAGTCGCTAAAGGGCTTCCCGTCCTCTCCTATCACTCCGACACGCCCATAACGGTAGTTTTCCGTATACAGATGAGGAATATTATCCTTATACTCAACATCTATGGATCTGTCCTTCTTTATCTCCTCAATGAAGAGATCATAGATAGGTCGAAGTATCTGTTCAAACGATGTTCTTTCACGGTCTTCATTGGTATATTCCTTCAGGGTATTCACCATTATGATAAACTCCAAAGAAACCGTTCTTTTAGGCGCAGTCCTATCTTCTGTAAACGGGGAATACAAGCAGATAATAGGGAATTTAAACTTGCAGGTAGAGGAAGATTTGCCCCATTCTGTCAATTGAGAACTTATATAGGCCCAATCACCAAACAGAAAAGACACATTGCTCCCGTACTTCTCAGCCACACGCTTCACTACATCTTCAAATATCTTATTTATCGACCTCATATCCCCATACTATTAATCCGGCAAATCATGGAAGGATCAAACCTGACTCCTTCATACTCATCTGCCTGAAGTAATTGATACACTCTTTTATTCATATCTACCATGTCATTCCAAGCTCTCATCTGGATAACCATCGGCGATACCGCATCATCATCTGCGGAGGTTACAGTACCTACTCTTGTGACGCTGTAATTTCCTTCCTTTATATACTTGAAGAAAATATAGCAGGCTATAGGGCTATACTTTTCAGAAAGAAGAGCAAGGAGCTTTTCCCATTTATCGACATTATCTTCTTCTGAGTTAAGATAGTCTATGAATTCACTACACATATTTTCACCGAGTATCTTGCGAAGGTATTCACGCTCATATACCGTAATGTAATACTCTATTTTCTCACGTTCGGCATCTCTGGTCGTGGAAGGAGCACCAGTATCAGGACTCAGACCGATACTCAATAACCCGGTGAAATATGTATAGTCAATTATCATATTAATCTACCTTTTTGTCTTTCTTCATCAAATCTTCACAACCGGAAGTCTTAGCAGCAGCCATTACTTCTGCCGAATTCTCCACTACTCCCATCTTAGTCCATTTCATCGCAATGGGAAGAGAGACATAAGTCTCATCACCGGTTTTAAAAGCACCAAAGTTTTTGATGAACTTAACCGGATATAACTGAGAAAGGTCCATATAAATGACTCTCTCTTTGGATTGCTTACTGGCTATTTCATTTCTTTTCATTATATACCTCCTTACGATGCTGATTTAGTGATTGCTGTGATTACATTCGCATAAGTATCCGTGACAAAGGCGGTCTTGTACTGTGCCTTAACATATGCGAGAAGTCTTTTTTCCATGACAACTGTCAGACGGTTATGAGTAAAATCGTCATTTTCCCAACCAAAGCTGATAGTAAGACCGACATAATCACGAATAAACAGATATCTGAAATCACCCATTGTAAATGAGCCGATTGCCACGTTAGGATCTTGTACAGCACGAAGACCGGAAATCAGCTCGTCACCGACTTTAAACGGACGGATGTAGTCGCCATTTTTGTTCTTCGTAAGCTGCATATTGGCATAATCTACCGGATTCATGCGCACCGCATTGGGAGAATACACCATATTACTTGTGCTGACAATCTGAGTATAAGCAGCCACAATAGCATCATACATATTAGGGGATTCTACTTCAAGACCGGTCAACGCAAATGCCGGGAAATCAGCAGCAACACCTTTAATGTTACCGTTTTGACCATCACCGTTCAAAATACCGTCTTCTTCCTTAGCATCCATTTTACTCAATCCTTCAGCTTGAAGTTCAGCAACAAGCTGAGGAATATCCTGCATTACCTCAGTGGTAATCTTGAAAGTAACAGCAACCTTTCCGGCTGTAATAGTCTTGTTATCAAGTTCCGCTTTGATGGCAGGTTTCAGTCCACCTTCCGGAACCCAACCGGCATCACCGGTAACATTCTTCAGCTCGGCATAGATAACCTGAGGAGTTGAAATTGAAGCCACATTAGACAACTCCCTCAACATGCTTCTACGTCTGGGAGCTACGGAGATATTAGGATCAATCGTAATTCCTCCGGCCACTACCCCGCCACCGGAAGTAGTGGTGACTTGTGGATCAGCTTTCACAATCAGATCCACTTTCAAACCACCGGCTTTTTTGATAGCCTCAACATCAACCTTTTTTGTCCCGTCTTTCTGTACCAAGAAATTTTTCAAATGCATCTCAAGTTGCTCATGCACACTCTTTACACGAAGTTCGCCATTAGCGGATACTTCTGTAGCTGCTTTCATCTTGAGGATACTTTCTTCAATATCAGAAATCTTTTCCTCAAAAGTTTTCTTATCTACAGCAGCGGCATTTTGCTTTTTGAACTCATTGACAGATTGCATGGCGGTTTTGATTGACTCACGCAAATCTTCAATTTTTATCTCATCTTTGATGTATGACTCGCAAGCTTTTCCTAATGCCTGGTCCACATCTTCCCATTTCTTCTTATCTTCATCTGCCATGCCAGAAGTATCGATAAGGTCCAGTAAATTCAATTTCATAATCAATCTTGTTTTTTTAGTTTAAAGTTATTGAACATTGACTTGTCGGCTTTTTCTTGTTCAGGTGCAGCTTGACCAAGCTCCGGCCTGAAAGAAGCAAGTGACATTGCCTTTGCTACTATTTTTTGTATTTTTTGCTGTTTAGCGGAACCAATGTTGGAACACAGGGAAGATATCTCATCGTTAAGCTGCTTATATGCCTTATCGTAATCTTCCTGAGACTTCAAACCCAGATATTCCGTCTCTGCATTACAACCGAAAGAGACAACGGAGAATTCATGCAGTTTTACTTCCCTGACTATAAGCGCCTGCCGTTCTTCATCCCATTCGCAATTGTCCCATACATACTGATAACCTATTGAGAATTGGTTAAGTGTTCCGGATTCCAGCTGTTTTATTGCACGATCTCCCAGCTCTATTTCATCAACATAAGCCTCAAAATAAAGTCCCTTTTCATCCTCTCTAAGAAGAGTAGGGAAACCAATCGGCTCATCCATATTATGCATCCACAAAAGGAGAATCTTATCATTTGCATTACTTTCCGGTCCTCTCTCCTGAATACTCTTGGAGAAGCATCCTTTAACCAGGATATCACCCGCCTTATCCTTATTTCCAAATACAGCTGCATAACCGGTTATGATACGTTTTTCAGAATCATACTGGGCTTCCTTAGAATTGATAGAAAAATACTTGTATTGCATTCCTATCTTACCGCTATATTTGCTTTTCATTTCTTTCATAATCGTTGCATTATTAATTTATCACACAGATGTCGTACCTAATGAAGTAAAATTCCCTTTGGGCTTATCCGGATCAATATCCATATATTGAGCAAGCCATATTCGACCTTCATCATGCGTTATATACTGACTCCTTTCAAGACGTTCAAGTGCATCAGCTACCTTGACAATCGCATCCGCCTCGGTCTTTTTATTCGCTTGTAGACATTCAACATCCGTAAAGTCTATCTTAACCAAGACATTCTCCGGACAGATAGAGCGAGTAATGCATTGAGCAATTTTGCGAGAATCCGGAATAACAACATCCTGATAAGCGGAAGTCATGGCAGCTGCCTGATTGTCATATTTCGAATCATCAAAAAGAGAAGGATTAACACCGATTGCATTGGCTATTTTCTTCGTACACCTTTCATCCTCTTCAAACAGCTTTAACTGGGAAGAGTTATAATCAAGGGGAATCCATTTGAGTTTCTTCCGGGTAACAAGAATAGGATATTCTTTATTTACCAACCCGAATTTCTCCTTGAACTTATCCTTAATTTCCTTTTCATCATCGGGTTCCATGGCCACATTTCCCATTTCATCATCATAGTCATTGCATAATATTCCTTTCGGACCACCATTTACTAATAATGTATGGCTGGCGGACATGGAAGCAACCCAATTCGATACAGGCTGTGAAAGGCTATCAGTAGCAGTTTCAAATTCAATGTCTGCATTAAAGCTATTACTGTTAAAAGAGAGAAGCGCATCATATATGATAAAGTATTCATAATCCTGGAATTCGGACTGAATTCCTCCCCATTCAATATATGCTCTGGAAACCACCTCTTCTAATTTATGCTGACGGAAGAACTTACCTGTCCCTTCCAGATGAAATAATTCAGCCGGCAATACCCACATTGCCTTAGGTGTACTGCGGCGTGCCGCCCGGACGACTGATATCGGGCAGTAGCCAAAGGCCTTGAGTGATATTTCAACTTGCTTTATAAAAGATGAGAAGGTTTGTAACGGATTAGGTTTGTTCAACAAATCACGTATGTCGGAATATTCACTCTTTTCATTTCCCTGAGCATCCGTTACATAAGGAACTCCACGAGACATCATCGTACCTATCTTGTCAACAACCGTAAAAAAAGGAGTACATGCAAGTAAAGCCTCAGCCTTATCCGAGTCATTAGTCATGTCATAATCAGTCTTCCAGCGGAAACGTTTACCAAACAGATCAGAGAGATACCAATAATTTCCCGCTGCGTCCTTTTCCACCCGATTTACATTTCCTAACGGAACCGGCACAGATTGTTTCTTGCTTATTTTATTAATAATCCAGCTTTTTGCTCCCATAAAAAAAGAATGATTACCCGTATAGATAATCATTCTCTCCATGCTTAAGTCTTTACGTACATATAAATACCGAGGTACTATATAAGTTCCGTGCAGCTTCACACGGAGACAATGAATTATCAATGCAAACTTAACTTTTTTCTATATCAAAAGCAATAGCTATTTTCTATATATTTACAAATACCCCATTTATTTCTATTTATGTTCACTTTTGTGCGGAAAAATTTTCGATCTTATACAGTAAGACACCAAAGCACACAAAGCATTCATTGCAGATTTACGACTGGAAGGATAGTCCAAGAGATCATTTATGAAGTCATGATATCCAAGTCCAGAGTTATAATCAGGATTAAAACGGCAGCACTTCTTGGAATAGTTTATATAAGCCGTTATTCTTTCATCCACATTCGCATTGTCTTTTATTCCCCAGACATTCATTTTATGCCCTCTTAAGTCGGACAAAAAATGCTTGTATTGGTTGCTGCATTCAACTATAACCTTTTCAGGAGAATGATCTTTTATGCCTTTAATAAAAGCCTCATCATCAAACATAGTGGTATATAGAATGTCCTTAATATAAATATATTCACTAATAACGCACCGGAGCAGAACCGCCCTTCCCTCACTTTGAGGAAGCAAGTAGCACAAACGTACACCTTGCAATTCAAAATCCGGCTTATAATGAATCAATTCATCCTCTCCTACACTACTTCGTTTACGACTCAAAGAGAAGTCAATGTATTCATTCTTAAATATCTGATATATGACATATCTTAAAGTATCACAGATATGACCATATTTCTCATATGATTGTCCTGTAGCCTTATTCTTTACCTTTGTCTTAAGCATACCGCCATTTACGTCTTTTTTGGCGTTATTATAATCCGTGATTGAATTTCGGCAAGAATCATCCACCACAAAAGACATGCCTCCACCATTAGACAATATATAGTTTACAAACGCTCCGGTCATCGCCACGCTAGGATTGCTGTCTGGAATGCGTTCTTCAACCTGATAGTTCTTCTGCAAGGTTTCAATGAACTTATCCAGGAAAGACCTTTTCTCTTCATCAATCGTATTTCCCGCTTTTGTGCTTGCATCGCCATACAGATAGAGGACATTATCATACGATAAGGTTTTTAAGTATTCTACCGCCAATTCTGCCGCTTTTGTCACAGTATTAAAAGGATCTTCCGCACATATTTCATGAAATTGGCGGATTTGCTTTCTATCTTCCTCATATTGATAGAAAGCCATAGATATATAAGGAAGAACATTGTTGTCTATGGAGATATGCACAGGATATTCATTATTGTACTTAACTTGCGTAATATGGCGATTTGAATCAAACGAATTCAGGAATTCACCTCCCGTCTTTATGCTTCCCCACTCTCCCAAGGCATATACCCTATAGAAGTTATAATCATGATCCTTATACCAAAGATAGTTTGCAATGGTCTGTTTGTCATAATAGCCATATTTCCCGTCCGGAGAGCCGACTACCCAAAAATTATTCCTATATGTAGAATGAAGTTCTAATGTATCAGGCTTGTATTCTTCATTTTTACCCGTGCGTTCATTAAATATATTCTGTGATACATTGCTTCGCTTAGAGGTAATTGTACTATACTCTTTCCCCAACGGTTTGCCGGTTATTGAATTCCGAGCCTTGCCAAACATATCGCAAGGCATAGTATTCCATTTATAGGTATCCAGGATTTTTGTTTTGATCCATAAGTCTTCAGAAGTAGGATTAAAGTTACAGATGATTTGAAGGCCCGGTTTACCACGCAAGCGGAAACGGACTTGCGTGAAATCTTCATATTCAAAGTCGGTAGTCTCTTCCATAACTACCCACCTGTAATTGGTTATACTCTTTATCTTCTCCGGATCATCCAGACCGGTAAAATCTATTTTAAGCCCATTGTAGCATACAATTGTGTTTTCCTTAAAGGTAAAGTACCTCGCCAGGCAAAGTTTCCTGATTTGCACCTTGAATTCTTCATAGACAGTATTTTTCAAACTTGTAGATACTTTCCTGATAACAAGCGCAGACCCTTCACCTGAAAAAACCGACAAAGCAACTGCTTGTGCAGTAGAAACCGATTTCCCTGAAGAAGAACCGCCCCTATTGAATATATAGCGAATATCCGGATTACGCATGGCATCACGAATATGCCAGAATAGCGGATTAAAAAGCTTATATGAAAAGATCAGTTCACTCATCACCAACTATAACCCGAATATTTAGATTGTTATCACCTGTATTCGCTTCCCATCCAAGCATACGGCTAAGACGGCCCAGTGCTTCAATCTTACTATAAAACTTAATTTCAAGCCCTTGAGAAGTGCTTTTGATTGACTGGATACATGACAAAGCTTCATCGGGAATTTCATCAAGCGACTTAATTATAAATTCACCGCTAACAGAATCTCCAATTTGCCTTATATTAAGATTGGCAATATTGGAAAGTATTCGGATGGCATCTTCCTTTTTTATATCCGATTTCCTTTTAGCCTCAGTCTGGAGCTCTGTTACCCTACCCAAAACCTCCCCATTTTTTAAAAGTTCGGACGCACGTTTCCACACGGTTTCATCCTTCCATTTCAATGAGCTCGGATAGGCTCTCCTGTAAGCTTCTGATTGATTTCCACATTCTACGTAATAGTTGCAGAAGTTTTCTTGTTTTGGTCTTAACATAATCTATTATTTTTGCTTTATAAAGATAACTATTATTCCGCTATTTAAAAAGCACAGAACAAAGCATTATAGTTTTATGCGGGATTTTATCATTTTAGTCTTATACCTCTCGTTATTTATCCGTGTAACACACATACGGCATCTTGAAGACTTATATTTATACAACTTCCCTCCACGCTTTATTCGGAAGTCGTAAAATTTATCCAAATAGTAATATCTATGGCAGCGAATACATCGTTTCATTTCACGTCCATTTGAATCATACTTCCTATTCGCAACCCTCCTTACCAACAAGGCACATCCCTTACATTCCGGATCCTTATCCCTATATCTCCTACAATGTGCAAGAGACTTATTGCCACACTTTGCAAATGCGTGGCAATCAATCCTTGTCTCTTTATTCATAATCTCTCTATACTTAAAGCCTTGACATTGTTATACCATTTATTTTCCTTCTGGAAAGCCTCTACTACAAATCGAAGCCTGATAACATCACCTACAGAAAGAGGACTGTCTACAGGACCTTCAAAACTTGTCATTGAGAAACGCATCTTGCTATGGTAACGTTCTGAAGTTTCCATAACATAATCTCGCCTTTCCCAATCCTTGCCATCTTTAGTTATTCCACGTACAGGAGTAAATTCATATAATATCTTACCTTCAGCTTCACATTTCATTTCTTTCGTTGGCATAGCTTTTATTTTTTATTGATATTAATATTATTGTTTTTATCTGCCCCTTAAGTCGGTTACCCGACTACCCTTCGGGCAGTATAGGACAAGTTGCCGAAAACTGTTAAAATCAACACTTTTTTATTATATATTATTGATTATCAACATTTTAACAGCGCACTATATGGTGCTTTTTAATATTTTCGTAATTCGCTGATTATCAACATATTACAAAGTTATATTAAAAGGCGTAGTATTCCCTATCTGGAAATAGGACAAAAGCTTATCCTTATATTCCGTCTCAAGAGGACTTATATCCTCAACATACTTGAACTTCTCATCAGGCCAACTACGAGCAAAATTACGGATCGTCTCCCACTGTTTCTTAGTCAGCATACCATCAAGATACATCTTCTTGTACTTTTCTTTATATCGGGCTATACCTATCCAGTTTATTTCACGTGCCTTATCAAGCTGCGAGATCTTAACGCCCTTGACTGCGGATAATCCGCGAATAAATCTAATTTCCGACCAGTCCCTATAAAATATCCTTCCTGTCTTAGACAGAAACAGGCTACTTATAAACTCAGACATAGGCACAGATTGATGCCTGTATATTGTTTCAATCCGCAATATATTGTTACCAATATTATGTCCTTTCTCAGCAGCCTCAAAAGTCTTATCATAAGCCTTAAAGATTTTGCGGAAATATTTGCTTTTCTCGGTAGTTACCTGTCGGTACTCGGAATAATTAGCATCATTCCAAAGTAAACGGCCGGATGCATCCCTCATCATTCGTATATACTCATCAGCAGGACGGGAGAGCTTCATTGTAAGACCTACTTCGTAATAGACAACCACAGCATTCTCCGGCCTTACACAAAGCCTCAGCAATAGTTCTTTTATTGTTCTTACGGCTATTGCAAAAGTTAGTGGACGGCTATTGTCAAGCCTACCTGTTTTACTTTTGGTATATAACTTATGAATCGAACATTTACAACGTAAGGAACTACCATGAATCTCAATAAAACACCCATCAAAGTTGGCGTAGGCGGTAGATTTATAATAGATCTCATCTCCCTCAGTACATTGCTCCAGGTAGTTCCTTAACACAACGGTGTCTATATCCGCAGTGTCTATCGTTGCTTTTATGGTTACTTTATCAAACATTTTCTTTGGTAGTAGTTACATTTACGATTTGATTCCGCTACAAAAGCGTGCGATTTGAATATACTGCACCATACAATCTTCGGCCAGCCTATCGGATCGGAAGAATTAATGCAATTGATGCATTGTATCAAGTCTTCTTTCTGCAATTTAAGCACCTTTGCTGTCTTTGCCGACATATATGTTCAATTAATGTTTAGAGTCATAATCTTCTCGGCTAACAACAGTTCCCTTACCAGTTTTATCAATGATAATGCTTTTGCCATCTATATTAAAAGACGTGCGACACCCATCAGGCAAGGAACAAAGGAAACTACGGATTACAGGAGAATCGGCATTTTTCCCCGTTTTATCTGTAGCTCCATCTTCATCCGGAACAATATATGGGAATACATCCATAAGGGGCGTTTCGGATACTAAAGCGATCTGATAATCCGCCATCGTACCCTTCATACCTTCATCCAGTTTCTTAACAGCATCGCGCA